AGTCTGATTGTACTGCCCTACACTGGTGTGCTAAGCATGACGGGAAGAAGATGATTTCACCTTCCTCAACCTCAGGAACATACTCTATCATGCTACCCTCTATAAAGTCAAGGTATGGAGCAAAAAAAGTCGTTGCTTCGTGGTCACTTTGTAAACTGGCATATAAAATTGCCGAATAACCCAAAGCTCCATGATTATGGAGTTGATGATATCCACCACGACCATACCGTTGACCCCATACATTAAGAATATCAAATTTTACTGGATATGCAGCATCAAACTCCTTTAATGCAGGTTGTAGTATTTCAAACAACTTATCTGAATATGGTGGTATTTTACCCTGTTGATGATATTTGAAAAAATCTGTTTGATGACCATCAGCATCCTCAGTATCAAGCATGTCAATGATCTCATTCTTATGTTCACTCCAATTCTCAACCTTATATTTGAGAATTGAAATTGCAAATGCTTTAGCAATATTCATGTATTATTTCCTTTTCTTAATGCATCATTATCATATTCTATAGCACCATCTGGTCTTACAACATAACAATGATACCAATATGTGTCATCAGTTACTTCATCCTTACGAGGGAAGTAATCAGTAACAAAATCAAATGCTGACTCTGCATTTCTAAACTCAATGTATCCATAATACTTACTCTCTAATGTAACAGCTAATTCTGCTGGTACTGCCTCATCAAGCTTGTAGTAATCAACAACAATCTTCTTAGCATCATCTGATGTTGCTTCTAATCTTGGGTTCTCCCAATATACTATAGCACCAGAAACAGTGGAAGCATGTGCTTCAATCTGATCCCAATCTCTAGCACTATCAAATGTCTGTAGGTTCTGCATTTTTATCCTCCAACTTCTTTAATTTATAAGCAGCACTAACTCTAATGCCATAAAATTCTCTACTTGTATCTTCTGCATAATGATGCATGTTTGATGGGAAGCACACTGCTGATCCTGGTTTAGGAAATACAGCATCAAATCTACCATCATCCTGTACAAAAATAGTCTTACCACCCCACGTTAAATCCCATACAGGATTACAAAATACCAAGAATGTATAATCTGCACTATCTGTATGCATACAACCTTCCAATCCTCTTGTATGTCCATTGACATAATAATCAAGGATTTTAAATTTGAATGGTACAAGAATTTCAATCTTTTCAGGAATGATGCTATCAAACATTGCTGTTCCTTTTACATCCATTTTCCAAAACTTTTTATGTGGTGCTGTAGGATCACTAATAGCACCCCATTGCCACCTTGGACGGCTGCAGATCTTTTCAATCTCTTGCATCTCTTCTCTAGTGAGAATGGTATCCCACGACTTAATATCAGTTAATAAAGCCATATTAATTTCTCATCAATGAACTACGTTTGGTTATTCCACAAACAACGTGATCAAGTGCTGTTATGATATCTCTATTGGTCTTGAGACCAAATACATCCACATCACCTTCAACTTCTGTAAGTTCAAAGTGTTCTATTAATTTGGTATGTACTTTATTCAGTTCACTGATGTAGTATCTCATAGTAGGATCTGGAATGGAACTTTCCAACCAAAATGTGACACATTTTCTAACACCCTTGGTTACTGGTCTAACACCATGAACATGTTCAGAAGGATAAAATAAAATTCTTCCTGCCTCTGGCTTTCTCTCAATAGTTTCTTCTCCTATTTTAATGAAGTGTTCACCACCTTCAAAATCATCATTTAATAAAATGACAGCAGTATAATCAGTTCGGATACCATACATGTTCCAGTAGTCTACGTGCTCAGCATAATGCTGTCCTTCCTCATACTTCAGCATCAAGACTGGACTAACTTTATTAAGTGGATGTATATTAGATACAAGAGAATTCCTCATAAATTTAGCAATAGACGTATTCATCATCTTGTTTAATTCAGGATCGTCTTGTTGTTTATTATCTTTTATATGTTTCTCTTTAGGACCTGTTTTGGCACCATCAACAAATCTTCCAGAATCAAATATACTGACTAACTGTCTGAGTTGATTGGAATTAAGAAAATCGTATTCGTATATCATCTTATTGGATCCGCATTAGCTTCAATCATACCATCTACAGCTTGTTTATACTGTTCCAATATATTTTTTTGAGGAGTACACATATTAATAATCTGATCATAACCAATTAAAAATGATACATCAGATGAGAATATTTTCCATGGTCTTAAGACCACACCAACTTGACCATCTTTAACAGGTCCTTGATTAGTCAAGACAAATGGGTATACCATATTATAGCATACTTTTTTCTCAACACCATCACGCTTTTCAATATGATCTTTTACATTAGTGATCAGTTCATCTCCCGTTGCTAAGGTAACGAGGGTAATATTTAAGTTGTCTTCCATAATTTAGTTAATAGTTATTAGTTAAACGTTGTTGTGACCTATACTTTCTAAGAAGTCGTCTAGTTCAGCTTGTGTATCACCCTTAAATTGTGATATTTTATCAGCAGGTGGGTAAACTACATCAGGATTCTTAATCCTATAGTTAGACGCAATAGTGTGTACAATTCTCTTAGCAAACTCACCAATAGTTTGTGGAAGGAACATTCCAAATTGATCATCAGTATCTAGATATGCTTTACCTGCATTTAAATCATTACCATCTACATCTTTCAAAGTTAAAAACTTTGCATATGCTACTGGATTGAAAGGAAATTTAACATCATCAGCATCTTGACCATCATAGTCTTGTGGTATTTCTCTTAACTTTTGTCTATATGCTGTCCACTGTGCTTTCAAAGTAGCCTCAATAGGAGCATCAGGCATCTGTGTCCAATCAGAATCTGAAAGAAGGAAGTTTCTGATCATCTTAATACCTTCCCAAGATACTTTATTCCATCTACCATACTCATTGTATAGTTTTTCCTGAATAATCTCCTGTTCAGTATCCTGATACTCAAAGTATTTCTCTTTGAGAGTCTCAGCAATCTGTCCTACTTCAGATTCAGTTGGTTCTCTCCATTGATATGTCTTCCACTTTCTTTCTTTAGTTTCACGATCATATACATATTTTTTCTTTTCAATACCATATGATCCATCACTAAAATAATTCAAGTGAATCAAACGATCATTGTCAGATGTCCAGAATGGATACAGAACATTTTGGACATTAGCATTCCAAAAATCCTCACCAATATATTCTGTCTTACCATCAACAAGAATCATTCTTTCTAGTGCATTAACTTGCACCACTACACGTATATCTGCCATTTGATTAAGGGATTTTAAGGAACCAGCCTGTTGCAATATATTTATCATGGCTAAAGACTGTGTTTCCACGATGAACATGTGTCATTCCTGCTGGCCAGATCAGTAATGTACCTGTTTGTGGTTTGTATCTTTTCCTTTGATACAAGAATTCAGTCTCTGCTTCGCCGTCTGGCATATCATTTAAGTATACCATCCATGCTAATTCTCTATTTGCTGCTCTAAAGCTAGAGTTTTCATAATGCCATGTATGATAACCACCTCCAACTGGAGTCTTCTGCACTTTTAAACCAAGAGATGACATTTTAACTCTACTGATATGGTCATACTCCTGTTTATAGTTTTCAAATGCAGCATTCAAATACTTATAGAAGTGTGCAGACAATCCCATATCAACGTCATCATACATCATACTGACATCATTACGTGCCAGTTTCTTTTCTGGCATCTGATCGCTTCCATATTGACCGTAGTCTGGGTTAACCTTTAGATAGTCTTCAAAATTAGATATAATAGTATTACAGATCTCATGATGTACAAACCTTCTATACACCCCAATGAAATCTTCAAATTTACCTTCAATTCTGTCAGGATCAATGATCAATCCACTTTCACTTGCTTGTAGCATCAATACGCTCGGATCATATACTTCACTAGATGATAGCGTGTTAGCAGCGGAATGTCAATGTCGGGTTGCAAGGCAGATGAAACATTCAGTTTAACAGCAGATGATAGGGTAAATGTACCTTCGTTCACATCAAAACCAGCAGAATTGATTGGATCACCTTGTGGTTCAATACGTTCAGTGACAAACTCAATACCTAAATCAGTCTTACCAGATGGATATGTTGTAATAGTTTGTTCTACCTCTTCGTGTTCAAATGAAACATATTCAATACCAAAGTTATCATTATCTGCATTTCCAGCACCAGATCTTGTTTGTCTTACCTCTAAAATTAAATTACTTACTCTGAATGTTGTTGCCAAAGGAATCTCAACAATAGTCCAATCACTAGGACCACTAGCAGAAGAAATAGTACCAATCTTAGTAAAGCTAGTAGCACTATCACTACTACCAAATAGTTCTAGTGGTTCATTTGGTGTCTCACCTCCATTACTATTATTACCACAAATAACTTTAAACTTAACTGATAATATTTCTGCTCCCTTTGAGTTACTTGATGAAGCATTGATATTAATTGATCTTGCAAATCTTACAGCTTCATTTCCAACGAACCTAAGATATTTCTCAGAATCACTAGAAGCAAATCCACCATTGACACCAGATCCAGTTCCAGATTCAAAATAATCAACAGAAGGACTTGCACTATCAAATAATCCAGAAGTAGATGAAGTTCCTGTACCACCAGGAATTGTGGTTTCTACTTTATAACTAACTTTACCATATCCACCTTCTCCACTGTTATTTCCACCACTTCCAACAACCATTGTTCCAGAATTCATGTTAGTAGCATCAAATTCAAAGTCCATGTGGTTACCTGATCCACCACCACCACCGCCAGGACCATAAAAGGTCTGGTTTTGTGTAGCAATAAATCTAACTCTACCATCAGAACCATCAAGTTCTTGATTATTACCAACTACAGCACCATTACCAGCATTTGCTTCTGATATGAAGGTTCCTGTAACACCTGCACCTGATGATTTATATGCACTTTGTCCTCTAGTAGCACCATAACCGTCTCTACGTGCGTTAGAACCGTTTCCAGCACCTCCACCACCACCGATACCAGAACCAGCACCGACTCCACCGCCGCCGCCTCCTCCTCCACCACCAGAGCAGACGGAGTTTGAACCAGTACCACCACTTCCAGAGAAAACATTACTTAAAGATTGAGCACCATCATTATTGCTAAGTTGTCCATTTTGGTCAGCACCTTGAGTACCATCACCACCAGCACCACCGCCACCACCACCAGCAGCACCAGCGAGCATGACTACAGAAGTACCAACAGCTGATGCACCACCACCAGCTCCACCGCCACCTCCACCAGTACCAGAACCTCCAGCACCACCAGGAGAAAAACCAGTATTATTTGCCGCACCTTGTGTTAA